TACACAGATTCAGCAGCAGGTAGTGCCATGAAGTTTTACACATCACCTGTTGGAGTATTAACCAAAACACTCAGTGCCAACGTCACTGCCAACGTTACCACATTCCCGGCCAACGTGAGTGTGACTGGTAATATTGCTGTTGGCAACATCAGCCTGACTGGTAATGTGACTTCTGCGCTGAACGTCACTGGCAACATTGTTGCAGGCAATATCAGTTCAATTGCCAATTTAAGTGCAGGCAATATTACCACCAGTACAGGCAATATTATCACCAGTGCAGGTAATGTATTGGTCTCAGGCGGCACTGGCGGTGTGGGTTACACCACAGGTGCTGGTGGCACAGCTACTCAGTCCGGTGGCGGTGGTAAAAGTGCCGGTGTTACACTCAACAAGGCCACTGGGCAGATTACCATGGCCAGCAACAACTTGGGTGCAGATACGTCAGTGAGTTTTACATTCACCAACTCCACTATCGGCACAAACGATTTGTTGTTGTTGAACATTGTGGGCGGTGTTGCCACTGCAGGCACCTACAATTTGGATGCCAACTGTACCACGGGCTCAGCCACTGTCACAGTTCGTAACATCACAGCTGGTACACTAGGTGAAGCCTTGGTACTGCGCTATGCTGTGATCAAGGGCGCCACAGCTTAATTTGATTTGATTTGACCCAGCAGTTGTTTGAGTTTGGCGCTTTGCACATCTGCTGACACTTTGCCAGTTTCTTGTGCAGGTTTTTCCCAGGCCGGAGTTCCGGTGGCTCTTTCCCAGGGTGCAGATTTGCTTTCAGCTGTGTTGCTGTTTTCATCGCTCTTGACTTGACTGCGAGCCTTGATCGAGTCCATGATGTTTGACGTGGGTTTTTTATACCCGCCTTCGTCTCCGCCTTCGTCTGTGATCCTCATGGTTTCAATGTTGTACTCCAGGTCGATCTTTTGCCCCACACCTGTTGAACTGCGCGATTTCATACACTGAATTTGATATTTGCCCTTTTCTTTCATGTGTCTGCTTGTAAAAATACCAAACACGTTGTCAGCTGTGTTGATCTTGGAGATACCACCCGAAATATGACTGTGGTCAAACTCAATTTCTTCCACTGCTGATCTATTCAACTGCGACGCAGTTACCATGAGCACGCCCAGTTCCTTGGCAAGGTTACGCAGTTCTTCACTCACATACTTGTCTTTCACAAACAGATCATTGGGGCTAACTTTGGCGCTGACTGGCATCAACAGGTCCAGGTAGTCTACCATGATAAAGTCAACTCGGATATTGGTTTGTATCTGCACTTCTTTGATATAACTGCGAATGTCATTGATATTGCTCTGTGCCGGCAGTCCCTTCACACGATACTGTCCAGACTTTTTGGCCACCAGTTTGACCTTGAGTTCAGTTGTGTCAATGTCTCTACGAATATCTTTGGTGCTCATGTTTGTGAGCATAGCATCTGTTCGTAAACTTGTGAGTTCTTCTGAAAGTTCCAGTGTGATGTAAACTCCCGAGAGTCCTTGTTGCAACCAGTTGAGCGCAATGTTCATCATCACAAGACTCTTGCCTGATCCTGACCCACCGGCAAAGATGTTGAGTTCACCACGACTGAACCCACCATACAACAATCTATCCAGTTGTGGCCAACCTGTTGACACTTGTCCGCCCGAGTTGAAATACTTGTTGATACGACCAGCAGGATCAGCAAAGTAATCTGTGCCCATGTCTTTGGTGAGTGATATCTGTACTGCATCTTTGATCAGTTTTTCTACAGGTTCAAACTCGCCCTTTTCCAACAGATCTGCTGACTTTAAAATTGCACGCTCCAGCTCCTGGCGCTTGGTAAAACTTTCAAACTCGCCCATGAACCAGTCATAGTGTCCTTCGTTGAGTTCGGGCACAGGTTGCAGTTTGATTCCTGTGGTGGCCGAAATCTGTGCGCGGTCAGGCATGGTCTTGTGTTTGTCACTGTGCTCTTTGATAAACTCAGCCGCGGGTCTAAGACTGCGATCAAAGTTTTGTGGGTTATAAATGTTCTGCACACGCACATAGCTGGCAGCATCTTCCAGCATCATTTCTAAAAACAATCGTTGGACATCAATTCCGTATTCTTTTAACAAGTTATTGTCCTTTATTGAAAATATTTTCCATGCACAATTGTCCAAAGTCTGCCAACTCATCATGCAAACGTTGAGTTTCAAAGTATCGTGCTTGGTTGAATCGACAGATTGCATCTATCTCGTCAGCATGTGATTTAGATGCTGCCACCAGCTGGTGTGTTGCTGCCACAGCTTGGTTGATTTTGACTGTTAGATCAGTTTCTTGGTCGTAGGATTCATCACAATAGTTATCAAACGTTTTGAACCCTTTTTGTTTTAGCTTGTGTAGCAATCCACGATCTCCCAGTATCACAAAAGGTCTGTTGTTCGCTAAAATTTTATATGTTTTTTCTGTCAGGTATGGATGGTCAGTATCATAAACTGTGGTCTCAAGAGCTATGTTTACCCGAGCCTGTGCATGCATTTTTTTGTGCGGCAATTGCATCAAGGCCATTGGCCCCGGCTCATAAAAACTGGTATGTATTTGGTGACATTCGAATTGAACGTTTTCAAAACCACATTTGTTGAGATAAACTTCCATGCCCATGGAATCGAATCTGAGATCAGTTGGCAAAACAGTTTGTGCTGAATCAGTTATTATGCTCAGTCCACGACGATCATTGGCCAGACATTCCATGAACTGTTGACGATGCGGACGCAGCATACCGGTGGGAATCGCCACATCATGTGTTGCATGCTGTATCGATGTCCGGTTGATTTCATTGAAGAACATGGGATTAGAAAATACTCTATGTATGTAAAAATCAAAGTAGTCAAACCCCAAACTCAGCACATTGCCCGGATATTCAATGCGATTTTTATAGCCCGAAAAAACTGTACAGTCATGAACTTGGTCCAAGGGAAACCAGTAGTCAATGTGCCCTTCCATCAACTGCCCGTAAAATTTGTGATTGTAATTGGCTTCGTTATACTTGCCGCCTTGCAGAGTGTCAAAGGTGTTGTAGTCTTTGACCACAAAGTCAGTCAACGTGCTGTTAAATTCCAATTGATCAAACTGCTGGTGTTTTGAAAAATAGCTCGAGACTCCACGATAGACCCACTGTTGAGTTTCCAGACCCAACTTGGGAATGTGCCTGAGATGTCTCAGGTGTGTGAATTTATTTGAGCTCAGGTTCATGTGTTTTTTTTAATTTCTTGGCCAACTGCTTTTTTCGCATTTCGATTTTTATCTTGCTGGTTTCTCTTGAGGCCATAATAGTTAGCAAGGCACCTAGTCGGCCCAGTTTTATAACTGCATCATTCACATCCTTGCACCCTTCGGGCCAGTCAGGTATGCTTATGCTGTATCCTAATTCCACAGCACGATCAATCAGTGCGAATCCCGCTACGTCTTGATCTGGTACCACAACAACTTCTTTGCCTAGGCTACGAATCAATCTAGCCTGGCTGTCACTAATGGTATTGTGCATTACTGCCAGGCCACTGATGCTGAGTGCGTCAAATATGCCCTCTGTCACAATCACATACTGCCAATTGGCATGTTGTAAATCTGTACCAAACACATAGCCCGGTTGTGAGTGGTTGATGTACCTGGGCTGTTTGTCATCCATGAATCTAGCAGTCCAGCCCACTACCTGGTTGTTGTGTGTGAACGGAACTAGCACAAAAGGCCTAGTCCAATGAACACCATCATTCTTGATTGATGTCATTAAAGGAAAGTCTTCAGGTACACCACGACGACGAATATAATCCCAATATAAAGGAAACTCTGGAGTAATCACTTCTGAGTAGGGAGGAAAGTCGTCTGACTCTTCGAACTTGATGTCTGCTAGTGTTTGGAATGTTTTAATGCGGTCGTCTAGGATGCCGTGTATGCTACGATGACGCAGGCTTTCGAGATTGAGCATTTCAATCTTGTTGTCGGGCACACCCATCCAACTCAATAATCTTCGAGCTTTGAAACTCACAGTACGGCCCAGCACAAAACTGGCTGTGTAACTACAGTTGAAGCAGTGATAACTCCAGCCTTGTTCGGTTACCTTGATGCCACCACGTCCTCTTTTGTCTGCGCTTTGTCCATTATGAGCACAACAGACTGCATTGAAACTCAACCAGCCTTGTGGACTGGGTTTTCTTTTTGCAGGTAGATAA